ATTTTCTAAAAGAGTTGGATTTAAAATATGAGGTCATTTTAAGGGTATCCTCTCTGTTACGCAGTATTGATAATGGCAGTTCTAAGGTGGTTGTCTCTCCTATAGGCAAGAATTTAGATCCTGATGAGATTTTGTCCGGCTGGGATAGGATCTTTAATGCTAACGTTAATCTGTTGAATGAAGAATTGCTTGCACTTGAGAACCTTAACCGCTCTAAATTTGGACCAAGAAGCGTAGCGGCAGACTGGATGAGTAGGAAGGATTGGGTTTATGATTATTTCAGTTCAGATGATCATTCAATATCACCAGATCTATATAAGGACACCCCCATGTGTCTTCGACCGATTAACCTTTTACGGGCTTTAGATTTTCTTAAAAATAGCACAAATTCTGGACTTCCATTCTATCAGAAGAAAGGGTTGGTAAAAGATGTTTTGAAACGTGAATTTACTGATTTATTAGCCAGACGTGACGATTGTGTTATGTTCACTAGAACGCAAGATTCTGGAAAGACTAGGACAGTTTGGGGATATCCTTGTGCGGACACCCTAAATGAAATGCGGTACTATAGACCCTTGCTTCAACATCAGAGAAGATTGAATTGGAGATCTGCATTGCTTGGACCTGAAGCAATTGATAATAGCGTAACTAAACTGATTCGAACAGCGATGAACGAAGGACAGCAGTTACTAAGCATCGACTTTGTGACATACGATGCTACAGTGAAAACCAAACTACAGATGGCTGCTTTTGATTATATTAAAGGTTTATTTCAATCTAAGTATCATGATGAAATTTCATATATAGAAGAGAGATTTAATACAATAGGTTTGATCACACCTGATGGGGTATTAGGAGGTCCTCACGGTGTTCCATCTGGCAGTACTTTTACGAATGAGGTTGACTCTATTGTGCAATTTCTTTGTGCAACATCTATGCAAGTTAAGCCAGAGGAGTGCGATATACAGGGTGATGATGGTATATATCGTACTGGGTGTCCTGATGCTATTAAAAGTGGTTTTAGCAAATATGGATTGGTTGTTAATGATGAAAAGAGTTACGTGTCAAACAATAGTGTGGTTTATCTTCAGAACCTTTATAGTTCTGACTTCACGTTTGATAACGGAATATTTCGTGGTATATACCCAACGTATCGGGCTCTAGCGAGGGTAATATATCCAGAGAGATTTAATAAGTTTAGCGAAGATGGGATTGAAGGTGCTGACTACTTTTCCATCAAAACAATCTCTATTTTGGAGAATTGTCGTAACCATCCGCTTCACACTGAGCTGGTTAAATTTGTAGCCAAATTAGATAGGCACGGACTGCGTTATTCTGAATCTGGGCTTCTTAAGTACATCCAACGTATCAAGAGGTCAAGTGGATCACAAGGCTTAATACGTCATCAACCTGAAGATGACATCTCTGGTCTTAATTCTTTTAAGACTGTAAAAGTGTTAAGGGAGCT